CCGAATTGCTATACTCCCCCAGGTAGTGGGCTACTTTGAATTTCAAGTGGCGTTTGCATCGCAGGCGACGGCGTTTCCTGTCGGCCTTTGGCAACGCCGACAGGGCTAACTCCGCCTCACGGCTGATTGGCTGGTCGCCCGTCTCGCGCCGGCTCAGTGTCTCGCGCTGGATGTCGAGGGCCGCAGCAACCTCGGCTTGCGTGCCCCGGAGCTTGCGCTCCCTTTGGTAGTCGGCGGGGCTCACAGGCTGATCCCCTCGGATTCGAGTAGCTCGGCGAAGGCGGCGCGGTCGGACTCTTCCCAGATCGGGCCGCCATTTGTATCGGCTACCCGCACGATGCCCAATTCGTAGATCGTCACGCGGGCATCACCGCGTTTGCCGTTGTCGGCGAGCTTGGTGATCGTGGTGATACCAGCTTTGCGAGCTTGGACCGCGATGCCGATGGAGTTTAGGTTTTCGATGCTGATGATTTCGGAGTTCATTTTGGATTTTTATCGGTGGCCTAATTGCTGCCGATATATGAGAGTGTGCGAATATATCGCATCATTGCAAGCTTTATTTGTGATTATTTCGCACATTGTATTTTTTACATCTCAAAGTAGCCCACTACCCCTAAATCCAAAAGCTTGACAACAGCCCACCCAAACCCCTCTTTTCTGCCCATTATGAACTCCAACATTTCCACCGGTGACAAGGTGCTCGATAGCATCATCAACCCGGTTAAGAAGTAACATGGCCCTGACGGAAGAGCAGTTTGGGACCATTTTTACCAAGGTGGCCGAGGGTAAGTCCCTATCCTCCGCTCTTCGTGATGAGAGATCGAGCTTTGGGGTGTTTTACAACGAGCTTGACGTGAATGAGCCGCTTCGTGAGCGTTACGCGCGCGCACGCATACATCAGGCAGAGGCGAGCCAATGTAAGATCATGGATGCCGCGCAAGATTGCTTGGATGGGCTAGTCGAGCCCAATGCTGCAAGAGTGGCCATAGACGCCCTTAAATGGAACGCCGCCCGTCTGCACCCCGCTATCTACGGAGATTCGCTCAAACAGGAGATTACGGGCAGAGGCGGGGCACCGCTGACGATAGGATGGCTCAGGGAAGGAGCTTGACTTGTATTCTAAGTGAGACTTAGTACCCCGAGTTAGGACGCCACCCATAATCTAAAATCATATCATCATGGCTGGCATTAAAAACACTCCCTTCACCCCAGACGCAGATCTGGTCGCTCAATTAACGGGCACAGGCAACGCGACTCCCGGCTACAACGGGCCGACCACGATTGGCGCCGGCGTGACCCCGGTTTACGCCGCAACCATCGAGCTATCGCCCTTCCTCCAGAAGTCGCGCTTTGTTCTGATCTCCACTACCTCGGCGGTGGGCAACTCAACCCTGACCACGGCGTTTGTCCCGCCGGCCGGTTCGCAGTTGAACATCCAGATCGCTAATGACGCCTCGGGCGCCCGCACCATCACCTTTTCCACGGGGTTCCGTTCGACGGGTGTCGTGACGGGCACGAACTCCAAAATCATTGTCGTGCAGTTTGTCTCCGACGGCACGACATGGAATGAATCGGGCCGATCCGCTTCGGCCATCACGTAAGTTTTTTTGGGCATGAGGAGCCGCTCCTTCACGGGAGCGGCTTTTTTGTGCTTGCATTCCGCAAGTAACCCGCCATTTCAATTCAGGTAAGAGCTGTCCAGAGGATAAGACGCACCGCCATAGCGTCCCCGGATCAGCGGCTCGGCAATCAATTGTCCGAGTACGGTCCCCCTAGGGGACAACCGAGTCTCGGATGTTTAGGAAACGTCAGTTTTCAACATCCCTTTCAACATGGCTGGAGCAATCACAACTCTGCCGCAACACTACGAAATCTCTTTCGATGGTGTGTGGCGTGAGATCATGGCCCAGCAGACGGAACACCGTCTTGCTGGCAAATACCTGTCTAAAAATATCAACGGCAACCAAGAGCGTTTCGACCAGATGGGCGCGCAGAACTATGCGCTTCGTCAGGTCACGGCCCGCGCCCAAAAGAGCGAGCCTTCCGACGTTCCGACGTTCTCGCGCTGGGTTCGCCCGCGCCCCTACGACAAGACGACTTGGATCGACCAGTTCGACCATATCCTCCTTGGCAGTCTTCCCTCCCCCGAATCCCCGATTGCCCGCAATCACGGTATCGCAGCGGCCCGCCAGAAGGACATCATCCTCCTGAACGCGCTGCTTGGCACCAACTACACGGGCGCCCAGGGTACCACGGCCACGACTCTGCCGACCACGGGCGGCCCGCTTTCGACGGGTCAGACCATCGGCGTCACCTACGGCTCCGGCGGCGCGAACAGCGGCCTCCAGCTGGCGAAGCTCACCGCAGCTTCCTACCTGATGGACAACAATGACGTTCCCGAAATGGGCCGTCATTTCGCCTACGCCGCCCGGGAACTGAACAACCTGATCACAAACGTCGATCAGGTGAACTCGGTTCTCTACAACGACGTTCGGGCCCTTCGTGACGGTCGCATCCGCGACTTCATGGGCTTCGAGTTCACCCGCACCCAGTTGGTCCCGTTCCTCTCGGGTTCCACCACCGTCCGCACCTGTGTTGCTTGGCAGAAGGATTTCCTGATGCTCGGCCTCGGTGAGGACGTGAAGACCAAAATGGACATCCTTCCCCAGCAGTCGCAGGCGATTCAGGTTTACACCTGCCTTCTCCTTGACGCGACCCGCATGGAAGAGGCCGGCGTGGTGCAGGTCAACTGCGACGAATCCGTCTAACCAATAACCTTCAAAACATAAGGAAAAACTAATATGGCTATTTGGTATACCGACGTTGCAGCCCTTCAGCAGCAGTACGTCAACTTCCCGGGCCAGGTGGGTGCTCCCTACCTGACCACGATCCCCGGTTCCCAGAACAATTCGTTGTTCGAGGGGCCTTTGTTCATCACGGCCACGTACACCATCACGGGTAACGAGGCTCCGAACGACATCATCAACATTGCGAAACTGGAAGCGGGTGTCCTCGTGGACCCGAACGGTCACGTCTCGACGGGTCTCACGGCCCCCGGCACCGCCCTTTCGATGGCCATTGGCGACAACGACCTCGGTCTTGCGACGAACCTCCCGATTCCGAATGCAGCGGCGTTCATCGCCCAACCGACGGGTTATCAGGCTCCCAATTGGGTGTCGGGTACGACCTACGCGGTGGGCAACGTGGTGCTCGATCCGAACAGCACGCCGGCGAATCAGGCTTACACCTGCGTCTCGGCCACCTCGGGTACGACCGCGCCCCACAGCGCGGCCACCACCGTCTGGATGCCGAACAGCCAGCGTTATTCCAACTCGATTGTCACGAACACCGCTGCGGCGAACGTGGCCTTCGCGGGTGGGACGCAGCTCTACGGCGGTCCGGCCTCCATCGTGCCCTTCAGCACGACTCCGGGCACGGCGGCTTCGGGTTATCCGTCGATCACGGGTGGCCCGGCCAACGCCACCCTCTGGGCGGCCAATCAGCCGTACCAGATCCAGAACGATTGCTGGCTGCAGGCGCTCCTCATCACGGCGAACGTCCTCACCGCCAACACGGTCCTCGTGTTCCGCGTGCCGGTCCTGGCCGCGAACTAACCTTAGCCTAGGCAACTAGACTAATCCAAAATGACCCCGGCGATCTACCTTGTGGCGAGGTAGGTTGCTGGGGTTTTCCTTTTCATGCCGACCACATTAAGCCCCACGGACATCGCCAACCTGGCCCTTTCGCGTATCGGGGGGCAGGCGATCACCTCGCTGTTGGACCAGACGAGCCAAGCGGCCCTGATCTGTAACACGAGCTTCACGGCGGACTACTTGGAAGTCTCCCGCTCCGGCCGGTGGAATTGCCTCCTGACGACGGCGGTGCTGACCGCCATTCCCCAGACCCTTCTGCCGTGGGCGGTGGGCTCCAATTCCACGATCACCGCTACGCCTTGGGCGCAGAACACCTATTACGCCGCCAACGCCTACGTCACCTACGGGGGGTATTACTATCAGGTGAATTACAACTATACCTCCTCGGTCAACTTCACGAACGACCTGACGGCCAACGCCCTGACGCAGACCGACCAGAACACCTGGAATCCCAACTACCTTGCGGCAGATGGGGCGCAGTACGCTTCAGGCTGGGGCTTTCAATTCGCCCTTCCGGCTGATTTTCAACTGCTCGCCGTCCTGAATGAAAACGCCTGCTGGGATTTTGACGGAGCGGGTGGGGATGATTACGAGATCATGGGTTCCTCTCTTTTCTGTAACTGTCAGAACGCGGTGATCCAGTATGTGAAGAACCAGCCGGACACCACGCAGTTTGACTCCCTCTTTACCAATTGCCTCGCGTACAAACTGGCGGCGTCGATCAGCACCGCCCTGCGGTCGGATGAAGGCAAGTTGCAGATGGAAATGCTGGAACTGTACGAGAAATACCTGAGGAAAGCCCGGGCGAAGAACGGCGGGGAGCAGCAGGCCATCCGGTTCAACCCGATCCGCAGCTCGCGGTTCAACCAATCCCGTTACGGCGGCGTCAACGGATAGAATGCCCAAAAGCATCGATTCCCTCCTTTCGTTCACCTCGGGCGAGTTCAGCCCGAAATTGGACGCCCGTGCCGATCAGCAGAAATACAAGTCAGCCCTTCGGCAATGTCTTAACCTGATCCCTTACAAAACGGGGGGGTTAACCCGGCGCCCGGGAACGCAGATGATTGGTCAGGCGAAGTTTCAAGACACCGCCGGCGCGACGGCACTTCACGCGTGTCTGGTGCAGAAGTTTCAGTACAGCCCGACCACGTCGTTTGTTTTGGAGTTTGGCCATCGGTACGTTCGGTTCTACTCCAACGGGGCGCAGGTGCAAGTGACGAGTGCCCCTTCTTGGGTACCTCTGCAACAGTTTATCCCCGGTGCCTATTGCACGTATCTGGGAGTGATCTACTACGCTCCCAACGGAGCTTTGACCGCTCAACCACCGCCCACGAGTGGAGTGATAAATGTCGTGTGGTTCGCCCAAACCGTTCTCGAACAGCCTACACCGTACTGCGCGATTTATTACCCAACGAACAGTCCGCCTGCTTGGGCCACGGCCACAATTTATCAGGTGGGGGATTTTGTGCTTCAGGGAGGTTTGATCTATCGGTGTCAGGTGTTCCACAACTCAGGAACCTTTGCGACGGATCTAGCGGCTGGGGATTGGCTCTTGAGTGCGGCCCCAACGACTCCCTTTCAAACCGACATCTACTTTATCGCAGCGTGCGAGATCAACGACGTTATCTACTTCGCCCATCCGCAATACCCTCCTTATAGCCTGACGCGGTTTTCCAATATCGATTGGGTGATGGCGGAGGTAAATTTCCTAAGTCCCGCCCTCTTGGACCAGAATGCCACGGATACCAAGATCACTCCTTCAGTACTGGTGGGGACCACCACGCTGACCGCGTCCGCTCCGGCTTGGGTGACGGCCAATTACTACAACATCGGAAACTCGGTCGAGGTCTCATCCGTCATCTACAACTGCGTTCAAGCCAACGTCTCTTCCTCATCTTTCGCCAATGATCTGTTGGCGGGTTACTGGCAGGTCGTCACCGTCTTTCAAAACGGTCATATTGGTTCTACTTGGCAACTGGCTACGCTCAGGGACTCGGCTTACATCGAGTACGACGGAACGGCTGCTTCAGGCTTCTCCGCTGGTACCTCCTCGACGATTCAATGCCTGGGCAACTGGGAGGTTCACACCTACGGAGTCTGGTCCGCTGATATTGCCATTCAGAGAAGTCTGGACGGAGGGCAGACGTGGGACTCGGTGAGGGCAATCACGGGCCGGTCCGACCGCAACGTGGACATCACGGGGACCGCTGCTCAGTTGGGGATCTACCGCATCGTGGTTTCCAACGTAGCCGTCCCCGTAAATGCGGGAGCGACCAATCCCAGAGTCGTCTTTGAATGCGTCAATGCCTTCCTCTACGGCCTGGTGGAGATCACCGCAGTCTCCGGTCCTTACTCAGCCACGGGAACCGTCATCACAGAACTGGCGGATGCCAACGGCCTGCAACCCCAATGGGTCTCCGGGACGGCTTACACGGCTGGTAATCAGGTCTCGTACAACTTCATCAACTACACGGCGGCGCATAACGTCACCAGCACGACGCCTCCTCCGCAGGACACGACGAATTGGACGCCGACTGCTCCCGGGGGAACGGAGTATTGGTCAGAAGCAGCGTGGTCTAATTACCGGGGATTCCCGCAGGCCATTGCCTCCTTTCAGCAACGGGTGATCTACGGCGGGTCAGGTTTTGAGCCTCAGCGGATCTGGGGAACGGTGACGAACGACATCGAGAACTTCGCCTTGGGTGACCAGACCCTGACAACGGATGCGTTTGCCTTCGACTTGAACGCTCCGGGCCGGGGACCGATTCAGTGGCTCATTGCCCAGACGGAGCTCTTTGTGGGGTTCTCGGGTGCTGAGTGGGTGGTAAACTCCGGCTCAACGAGTACCTCCAGTGGCAATTCCGGGGCGGCCATCAGTCCGACGAACATCAACGCAGTCGAGCACTCCACCTGGGGTTCCGCTCCCGGGGTCCGTCCGGCCATCGTGGGAGACGCGGTGATCTACACTCAGAGGCAGAGCACGAGTCTGCGGCAGATGATGTTCTCGATCTACACGAACAAGTACATGAGTCAGGATTTGACGACCTTGTCCGACCATATGTTTACCTCGGGTATTGTCCAATTGGCCTATCAAACGAGATGGAGGAAACAGAGCATCATTTGGGCAGTCACCCAGCAAGGAACGCTGTTGGGCATGACCTATGAGCTGGAACAAGAGGTTTTTGGCTGGCACCGTCACCAGACAGGGTATGGTCAGACGACCCCCACCGGAGCCCCAATTACGCCCGATAACGGCTTTGAATCAGTCACCGTGATAGACGGGCAGGGTACGGCGGAAGATGAGGTCTGGGTGGTCGCAAATCGGCTGATCGGGGGGAATGACGTGCGCTTCATCGAACGGATGAACCCGAAAAATTGGGAGGAAACTTTCAGTTCGGCTCCATCAAGCCCCACCCCTAGCTTGGCTGACGCCTTCTATGTCGATTGTGGCTCGACCGTCCTTAATCCGGGTACGACGGCGATCTCAGGTCTCTCCTACCTCAACGGCCGGTACGTCGTCGGCTTGGCCGATGGATACGCTTTCGCCCCAATTCTGGTCTCTGGTGGGGTGGCTCAACTTCCCGCCCAGATTCCGACTACCGTTGCAAAGGTGCAGATTGGATTGCCCATCTCCTACGCCGGCCAGCCCATGCGAATCGACGTGGACCCAAGAGCGGGGAATACCCAAGGACTTGTTAAGCAGATTTCGGACGTTTACGTGCGAGTGTGGAACTCAATTGGAGGCTCCATCAGCAACGGGACGGCCAATTACCCAACATGGATTTCGGGAACCGCCTATAACCCGGGCCAGTTTGTCATCAGTCCCTTGACGTTGGCGGCGTATCAATGCGTTATCGCCTACAGCGGAACCACCGATCCGTCCCTCAATGGAACGTACTTTTACCCGACAACCAATCCGAGTTTCCAGCAGCCGGTCCCAATTCCTTACACGCCGTTAAGCTCCAATCCCTTTGCCTCTCCCGTGATGGTCACGACTCCCAAGGATATTCGCATTACACCGATGCTGAACCCGGTGATGAACCACGACCCGGTTTTCATCCTGCAAGGCAACGATGCCCTGCCAGTGACGGTCTTGGCCCTGATCCTGAAATACGGCATCGAAGGCACCCCATGATTGCCCTAGTCAAACCTGAGACGCTCGCCAAGGAATGCGCGGCTCTGAATCAATTGGAGGAAGTGCTGGCCAAAAGCCCGCCGCCCCCTCCCTGCGAACTCCTGCATCGTTTCACTCCCGGTCTTTACAGCCGGACCATCTTCATGCCGGCGGGACTCATCTGCACTTCCAAAATCCACAAAACCGAACACCAGTACGTCATCTCCAAAGGACTCCTTGAAGTCTGGTCCGAGGACACGGGCTGGGTGCTCTACCGTGCGCCGTTTATCGGCACGACCAAACCCGGTGCAAGGCGGGCGCTCCGCATCATCCAGGACACGATTTGGACCACGTTTCATCCTACCACGTTGACAGACCTAAACGAGATTGAGACGGCTTTGATTGAGCCGCACGACATCCCCCAGCAAATCGCATGAGCTTTTTTGCCATAGGTGCAGTGGCGGTTGCAGGGAGCGCGGCGGCTGCTGGCGCGGCTTCGGTCGTGGGGATTGAGCTCGCCGGCGCCGCGCTGGCAACAAGCGTCGCCACCGGCGTCATGGGCTACGAGTCGGGGAAAAATGCCGCTTCGGTTGATAAAGCGACAGCGGACTATAACAACAAGTACGACATCGCCGCCGCCGAACAACTGGATGCGGACACGCTGGCGAACATCACGACGGAGCGGCAAAACAACGCGGTTTACCTCTCGCGTGAGGCCGCGTCCTACGCTTCGGCGGGAGTTCTGGCCACGTCAGGTTCTGCTCTCCACGCCCAGATCATCAATGCGGGTAAGATGGAGCAACAGATCCAGCAGCAGTACGTCAACAGCCAGCAAAAACAGGCGTCTTATTATTCCCAAGGAAAGGCGGGGGTTGCTTATGGTTTGGCCCAATCCGAGTCTGACCGGATGAGTGGTTCCATTGCGTTAATCAACGGCTTGGGCAAAGCCGCGTCCCTCGGATATAGCGATTATGACAACGGCGTGTTTTCCCTGAGCAAAGGATAACCATGGGCCAATTACCAATCGTTTCCGGGAGTGAAGTTTCTACTCCCATGAGCACGGTTAAGCTCGATCCTTCCGCCTTTCGCGAAGCGGCATTGATGAAAGGAAAGGTGGCAGGAGCGTTGGGGGACAATATCGGGGGATTCTTTCAGCAGGTCTCGGACAACGTGCAGGAGGCCCGCAACGCGAAGCACATCTTCGACGCGCACCTGACCCTGAACAAGACCAAGGATCAATTCCTGTCCGACATCCAGACGAACCCGCAGTTGGCCTCGGACCCCAAGACTTGGCTCCCTGAGTACAAGCAAAGGATGGATCAGGCGCGGCAGCAGATCATGGACAAGGATGGCCTGGGGCCGAAGGTGAAGCGCCATCTGGACATGATGACGCAGAACTTCCAGCAGGACAGCACGGCGGAAATCAACACCGCCGCTCTGCTCCGGGAAACCGCCGACGCGGCGGAAGCGGGTAAACTCACCGCAACGTACGCAATCCAGAACGATCAAGAGGACACGGCCATTGCGGCTTACAAATCCCTGAACGAAATCGGAGCCATCGGACCGAAGGAGACAGCGGCAAGAATCGCGCAGGTGCCGGGCCTCGTTGCCGAATCCAAGGCTTTAACGGCGATCAACACCAACGCGATCACGGCGCCGGATGTCATCCAAACCTTGAAGTCCAAGATCAACCCGAAGAAATTCGAGCAGATTTACAAAACTTCCATCGAGGCTAGGTCCAAGGCGCAGGCGCTGAATGCCGATGACCTTTCCAGCAGGATTGATGACAGCCCAGACCACACCATTGAACCAGCAATGCTCAAAGGGTGGCGGGACGCGAAGAAGATCACCGACAGTCAATATGACCGGCTGAACAGCCGGATGAAAAACCTCACCGCCGAAGAGGCCAAAAAACAGACCGATGAGATGTATGTGGCCATGCAGCGCGCCCGGGACACGGACTGGGTAACAGACCCCAACCCAGAGACAACCGCCAAGGATTTGAAGGAACTAGGACTAGGTTGGAAGAATCCGCAGTTACGGCTTAAGCTCAACGAGTACATCGACCGCGCAATGGCCACGGCCAAGAAAAAGGGCGAGACTACCGAGAAGCCGATTCATCAGACCCAAATCGAATTTATGCGCGAAACCTTCAAGGAGAAAGAAGAAATGGGTCGGATGGCCAAAGCTGACTTCCGGGCCAAATATGGTCACGCCATGAAACAACCCAACGTCGAGGACGAACGACTGGATTACGCGGAAGCCCAGTGGCAGTATCTGGATTGGGCGCATTCCAAAGCCGGCATGGAGGCCACCCCAAAGCAAGCAACCGCCGAACGGGAAAGACTGGGTTTTGGCCGTTACTCCACCGTGGCGGATGTGCAGGCTGCCTACAAGGCCGGGAGGATCGACCGCGCAATGGCCAAGAAGATTCTCAACAATCAGTTTGGAATTGAATGAGCGCAGCAGACGATCTGCTTGATGGAAAGCCTTCCCCGGTTCCCGTAACGCAAAGCGGAAAAGCTCTTCCGCTAGCCAGTCCCACGGATGCCGTGTTGGACACCGAACCCAAGAGCCCGGTCGAGGTGGCGGAGAATGCGGGTAAAGAAGAACCCCACGACCTCGGGGCTTTCTCTGCGGTCGGTATAAAGACGATGGGGCAATTAGCTTGGAATCTCGCATGGAAACCCAACGCCCATTTGCCCGAGGCGCCGAAGAACCTGCCGAATTACCCGATATTACAAGAGTACAATCCTGCGTTGATTGGAGGAATCTGGAACGGGGCGGTAAAGCCTTTTTTTGATTCCGCGACTTCCTACGGTGGGGCAACCAGCATCGTGGCGGGCGTGCTCAGTGGCGCAACGGAACTTCGGGCTGGTAAGCTCGCCCTGCGCGGGATGAGTGGATTGTTCGGAGGAATCATGGCGAAGGAAGATTACGACCAATACGCCGCGGAGAAGAAAATCCGGGATGATCCCAACTCCACCTTTCAGGATATTGCCACTTCCTACTCCCGGCAGGTCAGTCGGGAACTCATGGCTGTCGCCGGCTTGGTCGGGGCGGTGATGCCTGAGGCCGGGGGGGTGGTTAAACCAAAAGAACTTGAGGGTAAAACCCCCGGGCAAGGCGCGGATGTGCTGCGGTCAAAAATGCCCGAAGCCCCCATGGATCAAATTGAGAAACTAAAGAGGGCGGCGGACAAGCTGGACTCACTCCATAACAAACAATCGGACGCTGCTCAGGCGTGGGATGAAGTGAAACAAACGATTGCCCCGCAAGAACGATTGGGGCCGGGAGAGGAAGCAGGAGATTTAACCAAAGCCAAGGTTACGGCTGGGTCCCTCCGTGAACATGGTGCTGAACTGGCCCAACGGACCGACCGAGCCACGGCAGCCCTTGAAGATGCAAGCAAGCAACTGATGAAGCTCTCACCCGAAGAGCGGTTGGACTTCATTGATCGGGTTGAGAAAGGTGAGGATCAACCAACCGAGGAACTGCAAGCCGCCCATCATGGTATGAGGGAAATCCTCGATACCAAACGACAGGAAATCCAAGACCTCGGCACTGGAAAACTTGAGCACTTTATCGAGGATTATTTTCCCCATATTTGGAAAGACCCCGAGGAAGCAGCGAATGCTTTCAAGCAGGCGGCCGGTCGGGCTCCACTTCAAGGCAGCAAGGCATTCCTGAAGCAGCGCACCATCCCCACCACGAAAGAGGGTATCGCGCTAGGGCTCGAACCCGTTTCCCAAAACCCAGTGGACTTGGTGCTGCTCAAGGCCAGGGAGATGGACAAGTACATTCTCGGCCAAAAGTGGATGCAAGAGATGAAGGACCGGGAGTTTGTGCAGTACGTTAAGGCGGGGGAAGATGCTCCTCCGGGATACTATCCAATCAACGATTCTATCGCCAAGGTGTACGGTCCAAAAACCGGAGCGGTCGGTTTTGCCCCAGACATCAACAAGCTGACGGTCACTCCCGAGGATGTCACGGTTTATGGCCAAAGAACCATGGGCCAATACTACGCCCCATCCGAGGTGGCCACCCTGGCGAACAATTACCTTTCGCCGGGCCTGAACCGGTTTGCCACCTACCGCGCCTACATGGCGGCCTCCAACTCGCTCAACCAATTTCAACTCGGACTTTCCGCTCGCCACCTTGGTTTTACTTCCCTGGACACTTCCATCAGCAAGCTGGCATTGGCGCTGGAGTATGCGAAAGAAGGGAAAGCCCTTCCGGCCGCCAAGGCAGTCGCCCAAGTTCCGACCGCACCACTCACGAATATGCTTCAGGGCAACAAGGTCCTGAAGGAATGGACCAAGGCCGGCAGCCAAGGCGCCGACATCGCGAAGATTGTTGATGCGGTACGGATGGCCGGCGGAAGGGCCAAGATGGATGCGTTTTACCAAACGAACATCACCAAGCGTATGATGGAACTCTTTCGGGAGCGAACTCCGGGGTCCACAATGGGGGCTTTATGGCGTGCACCGTTGGCAGCGATTGAACAGACCTCCAAGCCCTTGATGGAGTATGTTGTCCCGCGACAAAAACTTGGCGTGTTTGCTGACCTCGCCCGGAAGGATATGGAGCGGCTTGGTCCCAAGGCTACGCCCGAGCAGATGCGAGCGGCCTTCGGTAAATCGTGGGACTCGGTGGACAACCGGATGGGCCAGATGGTCTATGATAATTTGTTCTGGAAAAAGTCCGTGAAGGATCTGTCCATGGCGTCGGTTCGCGCGGTCGGCTGGGATTTGGGCACAATACGCGAAATTGGCGGGGGGATGAAAGACACCGCCTCTTTCCTTAAGGACACGATGGACCCGAAAGCCAAGGCCGAGTTCACACACCGGATGGCCTACATGATCTCGCTCCCCTTGATTACGGGGATTCTGGGTGCCACTTATCAATACCTCAAGACCGGCAAAGGACCGGACGAACTAAGGGACTATTTTTTCCCAAAAACCGGAGAGACCGACCCACAAGGAAGAGATGTTCGCTTGGCGATGCCGTCCTATATGACGGATGTTTACCATTACGCCCATGCTCCGTTTGCGACGATTGAAGGCAAGGTTTCCCCGTTTCCGTCCCTCGTGGTTCAAATGCTGAACAACAAGGATTTCTTCGGTCGGGACATCCGGAATGCTGACGATCCTTTGGTTCAGCAAGTGGCGGATGAAGCCAAGTATTTTGCCAAGAGCTACGAGCCGATAGGGGTCCGGCAGTATTTCATCTCCACGTCAGCCAAGCAGACGCCGGGCGAGCGTGCGGCTAACTTTATCGGAATTACCCGTGCTCCGGCCTGGGTAGGCGAGACCGATGCGGAGCAACTGGCCGGCAAGCTGGCCGGGGACAAGTTCAAGAGTCCGGGCACACCGGACGCGGAACTCGTGCAGAAGAAGCAACAAATCCAAATTGCGCTGAGAATTGGAAAAACCTCAGAGGCGGACAAGATGTTGGATGAACTTGAGGATGCCGGCCAACTGACCCCGACTCAGCGAAAGAACCTCGTGCGAGGGACCGACCGAACCTATTTGGAGAACGCCGTGACCCACTTGGACGCCAAGGAAGCCATGCGAGTATTCCGAGCGGCGAACCTGCAAGAGCGCCAATCCATCGCGGATTCAGTCCAAAGGAAGATAGACAAGGCGCACTTGCCCGAAGAGGATCGCAACGAACTCCAAAGCCTCTACGACAAACTTCTGCCCCCCGAGAGAAACATCGATACTACCAACCGATGAGCAGCCCATTCCCCGAGGAAGTAGAGGAGCACTACGATCCTGCTGAAACGGGCAAAGGCTGCCTCCTGCCCGTTCACGACACCGACGAAGGTCATTGCGATTCAGCGGAGGAAGATGATGACTGACCTTAAAAGCAAAACCGCGATGGTGGTAACCCATCCCCTGTTCGCCTCTCAGGCCGAACGGTTGGCCCGTGATTTTGGCAAGGTGTACCTCGTGATTCCGTGGCAGTCCCACAGCTTCCCGACCGTGAACGCGGGCCGGGTAGGCGAAGGGTTGGCCGGCGTCACCAAGCTGGACTCCATCTGGGGGCCGGAGTTGGAGGAAGTGGATATTGTGATCTTCCCCGACATCTACTTTCCCAATGAGCAAATCCGCTTGGAGAAAATGGGCAAGTTGGTGTGGGGCGGGCGCAACGGGGAGGAGATCGAGCTTTACCGAGACACCTGCAAGGAGGTCATGGAATCTGTGGGGCTCCCAACCCAGCCGTGGAAACCGATCAAAGGCATGACGGCCCTCCGTGAACACCTGAAGGCGCACGACAACCAACACGTAAAAATATCCAAGTGGAGGGGTTCGTTCGAGACGTTCAAGTCAGAGACTTATGAGTTATCCGAGACCAAGCTGGACGAACTCTCCCTGAAACTTGGCTGCTTCAAAGAAGACGTGGAGCTAATCGTGGAGGATGATTTACCCGATTGCGTAGAAATCGGGACCGACCTTTTCTCCGTGGATGGCCAGCTTCCTTCGCAAACTATCGTTGGAATCGAGGTCAAGGACTTAGGGTATGCCGGGGAGTTCATGGCGTGGGACTCCATCCCTGAACCTATTCGGCGCTGGAACGAGAGCATGGCCCCAATCTTCGCGCAGTACGGTTACCGGGGATGGCTCTCCAATGAAATCAGAATTGGGGAAGATCACATCCCTTATTGCATCGACCCCACCTGCCGTTCTCCCTGCCCGCCTGGGGAACTCCTCCAGGAGTTCTACACTAACTACTCCGAGATCATCTGGAACGGGGCGCAGGGCATTCTAGTGGACCCGATTCCAGCAGCGAAGTACGGCGTTCAAATGGTGTTCAAGTCAGGTTTCGCGGAGAAACACTGCCTCCCGATAGACTTCGATCCCCAATATGCGAACCAGATCAAACTCTTCAACCCCGCCGTCATCGACGGGAAGCATTACACCATCGCGCAGGATGAGGAAATGTCTGAGTGTGGTGCGGTCCTCGGCTGGGGTAATACCTTGGACGAAGCGATGGCTCATTGCCAGAAAGCAGCCGACACGATAAAAGGCTACGGGATCAAGATGCCCTCGGGCTCAATCGAGGAGGCGAAAAAGCAGATGGAAGAGATCAATGAATCAGGGCTGAAGGTTTTCAGCTTGGACAAATCGGAAAAATAGTACCAACTCCCAAACAAGGGGGACGCCACCTCCCGCCTTTCAAATGAAAAGACTCCTGGTGGCTTTCCTGTTTCTTCCGTTGTGCGTGCTCGCCTCGGTGACTTCGACGACGACGAAAAGCGGGCCGTTCCTGTTCACGGGGTCTCCGCAGACCATCCCGATTGGGTTTCCGGCGCAGCAGGCAAGTGACCTGTTGGTGTTGGATACCGGGCCGACCGCCAGTCCCTATGACCCGGCTTTAGTGCTCACGCTCGGCTCTGATTACACGGTCACTGGGCTTGGCTACAACGGCTCGAACCAGATGCAGACGGGAAGCATCGTGGTGGTTTCAACCGGAGCCAATTCGGTCGCGGTAAACGATTACATCGTCATCCTACGGAACGCTCCGTTCAACCAGACGAGTGTGTTCAGTCCGTCCGGTCCACTCACGATCAACCTGATTGAGCAGGCGTTGGACAAGATGGCGACGCTCTCCCAGCAGGTGAATGAGCTGGGTTCCCGCTCCCTGCATTTTGAGAATTTCGAGTTTCTGAACGGCAACCTGAGCAAGAGCGCTCGGACGGGCAATTTCCTTGGGTTCGATTCCAATGGAAACCTTGCGTACTATCCCACGGGAACAGTACCCGGCGGTTTCGTCTCCAAAATTGTTGCAGGCACCAACGTCACGATCACGCCCAGCGGCGGGACGGGAGCAGTCACGATCAACGCTTTAGGCGGTGTTCCCGGTGGATCGAACACCCAGCTCCAGTACAACAATTCCGGCGTATTTGGCGGTACCAGCGGCCTGACGTGGACCGGCACGGGATTGGCCTTAGCCGCAAGTGGAGCAATTTCCGTATTCGATCTTTCCAACGCCAATGTCGGCGGCGACTCCCTCATTCGTTTTACAAACGATCAAGGTGCGCGGCTTTACTCCGCCGTCCTCGGCAGCACATTCGCGGGTACTACGGCAGGCATCAGCAACAACAACCTTGCCCTGATTACCACGTCCCAGACCGGCGGGACGTATCCTTCGGCCCTCATGTTCGGTACGGGCAACGGCGCTCCCGTGTACCTGATGGCCAACAACACCAATTACATCAAATTGGACGGGGCTGGTAATACTTCGCTGCCGCTTCTCACTACCAACGGGGTTGTCACGACCAATTCCGGAATTGGAAATCTGGCTTCCACCACGAGCTTGTCGGGTATCGCAGTGAGTGGTGCGGCAGGATCTTTCACCACTCTCAGCGCCTCCTCAACCGTGAGCGGCACGGGCTTCTCCACCTACCTCGCCAGCCCGCCGGCCATCGGTGGGACTGCGCCGAACACGGTCGCTGCGACGACGCTGAGCGCCTCGTCAACCGTCAGCGGCACGGGCTTTTCCACTTATCTCGCCAGCCCGCCGGCCATTGGCGGGACGGCACCTGCAGCCGGTTCATTCACCACCCTGAGCGCCACTAGCACGGTCGGCGGCGCCGGATTCAGTACACTATTCAATAGTCCTCCGCCCATTGGTCAGGTTACGCCAAATCCCGGCGCGTTCACGACGCTGAGCGCCTCCAATACCGTCAGCGGCACGGGCTTCTCCACTTACCTCGCCAGCCCGCCGGCGATCGGTGGGACTGCGCCGAGCACGGGCGCCTTCACAACCCTCACCGCGACCAGCGTGAACGGCCTGACCCTGACCGCGAACGCGACGGGCTTCTCCGTGGCCGGCGGCACGACCAGCAAGACCCTGACCGTTTCCAACAGCCTCACCCTGGCCGGGACGGACTCGACGACGATGACGTTTCCCTCCACGAGCGCGACCATTGCCCGGACGGACGCGGCCAACACGTTTACTGGTCACCAGACGATCGAAGGCGTGACTTCTACCGGCGCGACCGGCACAGGAAATTTGGTTTATTCGGCAAGCCCGATGCTCACGACGCCGGCGCTCGGCACGCCGTCGGCTCTCGTTCTCACCAACGCGACCGGCCTGCCCCTTGGTGGCGGCGGCACAGGGCAGACCACGGCGCTCGCGGCCCGCAATGCCGTCAACAAGGGCGACACCGCGCTCACCGATGCCGCGACCATCGCGACCGACTGCTCGACGGGCAACGTGTTTACAATGACGTTGATTACGACCGGCCGCACGATGGGTGCGCCCACGAACCTCGCGGCCGGCGCAACGTATATTTGGCGCATAAAGCAAGATGCCACGGGAGGGCGAACGCTGACGTGGGCGTCGGCTTTCAAATGGCCGGGCGGCACCGCGCCGACGCAAACGAGCGCCGCTAACGCGCTCGATGTGATCTCAGGCGTCAGCGACGGCACGAGTGTTTTTTGCAGCTTCGTCCAAGACGTAAGATAATCCCATGAAAAAGTTTCTCGCCGGGCTTTTCCTTTCCTCGCTGTTGCTGCTCTCCAGCTCACAAGCGGTGATGCCGCTGATGATGATCTCGCCGGTCACGGTTGCCACGGGCGGAACGATCACGTTTTCGGGTGGTCGCAAAATCCACACGTTCACGAGCGGCGGCACGTTCGTCATCACATCGCTCAAGCCGGGAACGACTTTCAATTATCTGGTCGTTGGCGGCGGCGGCGGCGGCGGTCAGCCGAACGCCGGCAACATCGGCAACGGCGGCGGCGGCGGCGCTGGCGATGTCGAATACCTGACATCGCAGACCCTCGCGGTCAACTCTTACTCAGTCACGGTCGGCGGCGGCGGCGCAGCCAGCACGAACGGCTCATCCTCTGTTTTTAATGGCACGACCGCGCCTGGCGGCGGCGCGGGCTTTACCGGCAACCCGTCTCCCGCTGTCGCTCAATCTGGCGGCAGCGGCGGCGGCGGTGCGACGGGTCAATCGGGCGCAACAGCCGGAACCGGCAGCAATGTCCACGGCGGCGCAGCGGGTGGCCCAAGTAACGAAGGCGGCGGCGGCGGTGGTGCCGGCGCTGCCGCAACGTCATCGACGGGCGGTGCGGGGCTTTCCAATTCCATCAGCGGCAGCGCTGTCACTTATGCGGGCGGCG